GGCCGTAATGGGTTCCTAGAACCTTATGAAGATAACTTTAAAGTAGAACTAACATAATAACACAAAGTATGAAAACTTTCGATTTCAAATCAAACAATGTTCAAGAAATGGAACTTGATGTTCTAAAACAAACTTACCATGAAAAAAACTTCGATGGTAAACCCTCTTTCAATGGTATCTATCACTATGAGCTTATTGAACGTATTGGTGCTATAATAGCAAAAAACAATATGGATTTCAATATTGAATCAATCTTTGCCGCTAACAATAAAAAGGCCGGTCGTGATGGTGTATCAGTATCAAAAGAATTAGAAGCTCAGTATGGAGATAATTCTATTCAAGCGCATGTTCTTCGTCGCGTATTTACTACGATCCGAATTAATGATTTGGAAGATGATGAAACGAACACCGGTCTTGTCGTTGCATTCCACCAAGATGGCATTCAAATAGCTATTGGTCCTAACGTAAAGATTTGTCATAACCAATGTATTTTGGCAGCCGACAGAATGATTTCTACCTATGGTGGAGATGGTAAGATTAAAGACCTGGATAAAGTATTTCAAATCATTGATGATTGGATGCAGAACTTCACTGAGCAACGTTCACATGACCAAAAGATAATATCACGTATGAAAGCTATTGAAGTTACGTACAATAATACTATGGCGCTTATTGGCCGGTTGAATACCATACGTGTTGTAAAGGATTCTTCTGAAAAGTCATTGAAGAAACTTGAAGCAAATGTGGGTAGAAACTACCCTCTCAATCAAACACAGATTTCTACATTTGTTGAGAACTATCTATTGGAATGTATCAAGCGTGATTCTACCAATATGAGTTTGTGGGATATCTACAATATCTCTACTGAATTGTATAAGCCAGGTCAAACTGACTTTAGCAATATAATTGGGCAAAACATCGCCTGGAGTGAGTTTTTATCAAAAGAATACAATTTGTAGCATGAAAGACGTAAATATTGAAAATGCTTTTATAGTATTGAAAGGTGATCATATGTCAAATGACATTGAGCTTGGTACTATTTTTCTTGAATGCAAATGTGATCGATACAAATTGAATGTTCTTTCTTATGAACGTAAATTCAAAGATGGAAATACTATTTTTGAATTAGATGTTGAAAATCCAAATGATTTTGTAGCTGATGTATTTAGAAACAATGAAGTATCAGTTAGTTATTGGACTAAGAATGCAACCGGCCCATTTATTATCGGTATGATGCCAGTTATTTTATTTGATGGAACTATTCATTATCTTCCATTCAATCAATTTGCAGAAGAGAAGCTATATATGGCTCCCGGCAATCATTTATGGATGGCATTGACAATAGTAAAATACAAAAGCTGTACTGCTACTTTTGGTGAAGGACCTGGTTGGGCGACTATCTACAGTATCGATAGCTATCAAGAAGGACAAGGACATGCTCAGGAGCTACTTATTCAAGCAAAAGCATATTACTCCTTACTTGAGAAAGAAATGGCTTCTACAGTAGCTTTAAACTCTACTATGGAACATATCTTGGAAAAACTTTCTATTAAAGAGTACAAATAATTAGCGAATTGTTTGGTAAACTTATAGAATTGTCTTTTCTTTGTATCGTTATTAATGGTAGATACAAGGACATATAAAAGAAATTAAGGCTATTCTCGGCTATGCTGAAAGCCTTTGAAACCTCTGACATCGTATCTACCAGGATTTGTCAGGGGTTTCTCTTTTATAGTCTATCGGTGTATAATGTACGTTTGGCTATAATCGTAAATCTTCTAAAAGGAAATGGTGTGCGATAAGAAGAATGGAGCCAGATTAATCCATGTACCAGTGATACAACACTGAAAGTAATCAAAGTAGAGCATTTGTATTATTACTCTGCCCTGAAAGCGAACGACCGACTGCCGGACTGCCTACGCTTAGAAAGGATAACCCTTTCACAACATTTTAATATGGTTGTGGGTAAGGGGTACTTATATCCTTTCTTCTCACTCCCTCCTTTAAAACTGTCTAATTATATACTTATTTAATATATAATATATCTATAAGTATAAGTTTATAATAATATATAATAGTATACGTTGAAAACTTTTTATTTCTTTACTGATGGTGCATCAGAACCTACAAATCCAGGGCCTTCCGCTAGTGCTTTTTGTGAACTCTCCGATTATCACGATAACCGTGAATTATATTCTGAATCTATTTTTCTTGGATATGCTACAAATAATATTGCTGAATTAAAAGCAATAGATATTTTATTTGATTATATCATTCTCAATTCTAATAAATATCTTTCTTTAGAAAATATCATTTATGTTTATGCTGACAGTCAATATGCACTTGATTGTATTCGTAAATGGTATCCTGAATGGGTAAGAAAGAATAAATTGAAAGATAAAAAGAATTTAGAACTAATTAAAAGCATATACATAAAATATATTCAGATAACTGCATTATCAAACATAAAACTTGATTGGGTAAAAGCTCATAATGGTCATTGGGGTAATGAAAGAGCTGATGAGTTATGCGTAAAACAGTGTTTAGACAATGCAGGAAAGATTATTGTATCTAAAACTATGCAATCACCTACTGAACAATTTAATGCTCTTATACGTGAATCAAATATGCTTAATCAATCTATCAATAATAATATAAAGACATTAAAATCTTTGTATGAAGAAATTGTTGGTGTAAATATAGATGAATACTTAATTCTATCAATGATAAAAGAAAAGAATATATTATGAATGAAATTTCTAAAATTTATTTATCAAAAATTATTGCTTCCAATTTAAATCCTAGGAAAGTAATAGATCAAAACTCTATAATTGAGTTAGCACAAAGTATTAAATCAGTAGGATTATTGCAACCTATTACTGTACGACTTCTTACAGAAGATAATCATTATGAAATTATAATGGGATATCGTCGATTTTGTGCATGTAAATATCTTGAAATGGAAACAATGCCATGTATCATTGTAGAAATGAATGATGAAGAAGCACTGGATGCAATGATCATTGAGAACTTACAACGCCAGAATATCGAACCTATGGATGAAGCGCGGGCATTTGCTGACCTAAATAACAAAGGTTGGACATTTGCTGATATTGCTGTAAAAGTTGGTAAGCCGGTTCAATTTGTAATGCATAGAATACGTTTACTTGAGCTTATTGCTGAGTTTGTAAAAATGTTTGATGAAAATGAATTATCTATTTCTCATGCTTATGAATTATGTAAGCTTGACAAAGATGTTCAGTTAGATATTTTCAAAACTCGTTACAGTGAAACAGCTGGTGATTACTATCGGTGGAATGACCTTAATCTAAAAGATTTGAAATCGAAAATACAAAATCTTGCAAAGAACTTAGACAATGCTTCTTTTAGCTTAGCTGAGTGTATTACTTGTCAGTTTTGTACTTCTAGTCATGGTTCTTTATTCCCGGACTACAAAATCAATTCTTGTACTAATGGCTTCTGTTATGATGAAAAAAGCTTTGAACATGGTATGAACAATATCATTCTTGCACATGAAGAAGATACTACTATTATGATTCGTTCATTAGGTACAAGTAATCGAGTTCTTGATAAGCTGAAAGAATTGAATATACCAGTTGTAGTGTTCAGTACCGATGAATACGATTTTGAGCATGATAATAGCGATGATCTATCCTTTCATGATAAAATGGTCAAGAAAGGATTTGAACTCGTGTATGGGCTTGATATATGGTCTGGTGGTGATAAGATATTCTATGTAAAAGCAAAGATTACCAAAAAAGATATCGCTGCTGCAGGAACAGTTCATCCGGAACTTGTAAAGCTTGACAAAGACCTTGTTCGTAAAGAGGAAATCAAAGAGGAAAAGATTAATGCTGATCTTAGAAGTCTTATTTCCAGTAGTGATTATCGTGAGATAAGTACACCACTTCTTCCTATCGAAGAAACTGCTTTTATGGCTGTAGTATTCTATATGGCTTCCAATAGTAAATTAAAAGAGATAAGAGCAAAATTCAAGAAAGATTTGTCTTACATGGAAAACATACAAAACATGTTGCCCGAGGATATTATTACATTGAAACGGTGCTTTATAAAACAATGTATTGTTGGAACAGAAGTAACTCATGATGCCGATGTTCAGAATATCCTTTCATCTATTTCGAATGTATTCTATTCAGATAAGTTTGGGGAGATTGTCAAAGAACATACGGCCACATGTAACAAACGTAAAGATCGTATTGCTATTCGTAAACAAGTTATTCTTGATGAAATTAATCCGGTAAAGAAAGAAGTTGTTGAGAAAGAAAAGAAAGTACCTACAAAAGAAAAAGAAGTGCCGGTTGTAGTAGAAGAAAATGAATATGTCAAATTTGGTAACATAGGAGAATAATGTCAAAACAAAGAATTTTATCAGAATGTACAGTAGTACAAAATCGCGTATATCTACCGGAAGAACAAATCGACCGTAAGCTTTATATGGAAGTTGCAAAAGCTTTAGAACTTATCGGTGGTAAATGGACTGGTGGTAAAGTAAAGGCTTTTGTATTTGCTGAGGATCCAACAGATTTATTGGCAGAGATAGCCAGTGGTGAAAAACGGAACCTAAAGAAAGAACATCAATTCTTTGGTACTCCACCGGAACTTGCTGACAGACTTGTAGAGCTTGCTCAATTAAACAACTATGACCGTGTTCTAGAGCCTAGTGCCGGACAAGGTGCTATCGTTGAAGCAATGCAACGCAAATGGCATAATATCGTGCCTACATGTGTTGAGAATATGGGACTCAATTCTATTATTCTTACAAAGAAACAGATTACTCATTTCTTTCAAGACTTTCTTACTTCAGAATGTAATAGACCATTTGATAAGGTAATCGCTAATCCACCATTCACAAAGAATCAGGATATTGATCATATCTATAAAATGGTTGAAGTCTGTAAGCCCGGTGGAATAGTAGTATCATGTGTTTCTAATCATTGGAGAGAATCAAATAATAAGAAAGAAACTGAGTTCAGAGCTTTTCTTGATGGTATGGGTGCTGTTATTGAAGAAATACCAGCTGGTACCTTTAAAGAAAGTGGAACTATGATTGCAGCATGTATCGCAATCATTCATGTATGACAAACGATAGTACCTTGAATAATGACCTATTTGCTATGTTTCAAGAGCAAGATGCCCTTGAATTTAGTAGATGGGTCAATTCAGTAGAGAAGCATGTAAGTAAGATTAAAACGAAGCTATGCAAGTCATGCAACAAAAACAAATTAGAAGTAGTAAACATGCATAAAGCAGAATGTACAAATTGTCAAACATTAAACTCATTTTAAAATGTCAGAAGAGAAATTTGATTTATGGTGTATGGTTGAATTATTCGGCCATAATAAGATTGCTGGTAAATGTACTGAGCAAAATATAGCAGGAACTAATATGCTTCGTGTAGATGTTCCAGAAACAACAAAACAACCGGCCTTTACTAAGTTCTATAATGGAACAGCTATTTATGCAATTAATCCAATTACTGAAGAAGTAGCTACTGATTTAGCAAATAGATTTGAAAGCACACCAGTATCAGTTTATGAAGTAAAAAATATGATTAAACGTAATATATTAGAATTAGAAGAAAAAGAACCTTTACCATGGGAGGATGAAAAATGAACAAAGAAAATATTAAACGTGCAAATGAACTTGAAAAAGAAATAAAAGACCTTGAAGTATTAATTCCATACATTGATGCTTGTTTAAACAAATCAGAAGATGGATTTAATGGAATACAAATTGTTCTTTCATCATCTGGTTATGAAAAAAGCATATACAAAAATTCGTTCCTCAATTAATGCCGGTAATTGCTATAATAGCAAAAGATGAAATCAGAAAACAAATCACAGAAAAAGAAGCTGAAATTGCAACACTTTAAATAACACAACATGTCACAAGAAATTAAAATTCATATCAAAAATTACAAACTTCTCAAAGAGGGAGAATGGGATTTATCAAATGGTACTATCTTCTTCGCACAAGGCGGAAACAAAAAAGGTAAAACTTCTTTCTTGAATCTTATCCAAGCACTCATGGAAGTAAAAGATACTACTGTCAATCCAGTAACCTTTGGTGAGAAAGAAGGATTTGCTACCGGTACAATACCTGGCGCTGATGGTTTACAATACCAATTCCGTTATGACTTCAATATTGATGGAAAGAACAAATTTCAGTTCATTGCTCCAGACAATAAAGTTGTCAAAGGAATTACTGAAATGCGCGCTATCTTCAACTATACTCACTTCACATTGGAAGAGTTCTTTGAATGGAGTAAAACAGAACCGGGCCGTGCTAAACAACGTGCTATCTTCATGAACTTACTTTCTGAGAAAGACCGTGAAGAGATTTTGAAAATTGATGCTCAGGTTCATCCAACCAAAGGTACAATGATTGACTCGCGCAAAGTATTGAATGCATCTGTTGACTTCTTGAAAAAGAGTATTGACAATATCGTATTCAATCCGGAACAACAAAAGCTTATTACTGATGCGCCGGCGATTCAAACTTTGTTTACTGAACTTACTGCTCGTAAAGAAGTAATTGATGAAACAATCAAAGGATTCGATACTTATCAAGTGAAGTTGGATGCAGAAAATGCAAAACTGGATCCATTAAAAAAATCGCATGATAAGCAAGTGGAAAGTCTTACTAATTCTATTCGTTTTGCCAAAGAGGAAATTGAACGCCTTACCAAAGAGTTGGCAGCTGATGAAAAGAAATTGGAAACTGAGAATGCTGAGTACGAAACTTCTGAAAAAGCAATCACTGCAGCAATCACTGAATTGAATACTAAGTTCGATGTAAAAGTACTTGAAGCTGCAAAATTGGAATTGGATGGTGATGGTACTGAAAAGAATATCGGTCTTGCTAAACGATTAGAGATTGGCCAAACAAAAATCAATCAGTATAATCAATTGGATGTATTGGTAAAACAAAAAGCAAAGAATGAAGAAGATTATAAGAAGAAGGAAAGTGAAGTTAGTGAGTTGGACGAGAAGATTACGACTCTCCGCACCAAGAAGAAGGAAATCATCAAAAACAGCCAGAACATGCCGGTTGGTTGGTCGATTGATGATGATTATGTTACTATCGATAATATTCCTTTTCTGGAAACTGATATTTGTAAGTCGGAAGCGACTGCTGCGATTGCTCAATTGATGATGCGCGTCAATAAGGCTCCATTGATGCTTATGGGCGATGCTGAGGCCTTGGGATATGAAGTACTCAATAAGCTTGAGGAAACAGCTAAAAGTCTTGGTAAGGTAATGCTATTCGCTGAACATGTTCGTTCTGCTGATGAAATGCAATTGGTTTGCTACGATGAAGTTGATCATGAAGTAAAGAAAGAAGAGAAAGAATTGTTTTAATAACTAAAACCTAGTGCGGTATAGGTAAGCCAATAATAATTATGGATTTTAATCATGCAATTAAAACTTATCCAATGATTCAAAGAATTGGATGGAATGGTAAAGGACTATTTGTATTTCAACAAGTACCTTCTGAGATACCAATAGCTGTTGTTCCGAAAATGCAATCATTACCTGAAGCAGTAAAATGTGAATTTACTCGTCGCTATGATTTAGCTAGTGATAATGGGAATAAAATGATGCAAAATAATAGCCCATTTTTGACTATTCGTTACAACTATCAATTAGCAATAGTTGATAAAGAAAACAACATCAATGGATGGGCGCCTTCTGTTTCTGATGCATTGGCCGAAGATTGGATTGAATATATACCGGAGGTTTAAAATGGGAAAAGTATCAACAATTGATACCAAACGCAATCTTTGTGGTAGTTACAAAAGCAGCTACCCTGATTGCACTGGTCAGCCGGAGTTTGGAGATAATGTCGGAAATGATAATGTTATCCGATGTAATAAGTATACAAAGAAAAAAACGAATGTCATTCGCGTAGCAGTAGGTGAAGAGTATTTTGTTTATGTTCTGAAAGATCAAAATGTTTCTATGAATGATTTCATTTCAAGAAAACGTGTAGAAACAAACAACACTACAGATAATCTGTATTATGAAGTTGGAAACTATTTTCTAACAGAGGGAGATTGTAATGAAGAGATTGAACGAGTAACAAAATTGAAGAAAAATGGCACAAGGTAAATTAATCAGTTTCGTACCACTGATGAAAAATGGCGTACAAGATACATATAGTGGAAGTAATGGTATGCTTTATAAGTTTACTGTTACTCTTGATAATGCCGGTACACAAGTAACCGGAACAGCAAATAGTAGCAAACAACAACCATCATGGAAGATTGGTGAAGAATATACTTATGAAGTAGCAATACAAGGAAACTATACCAATATCAAAAATATGAAGTCTATAAATCAGGCTGGTGGTTTTGGTGGCAGTGGTGCTCGTGTTCCTAATCCTAGCTTTGTAGTACAGAAATGTCTTGAAGCTTCATTGGAATGTACTTTCAAATTCTTTGAACTTAATCCGGATGTGTACAAAAGTCAAGCTGCAGAAGATGGTGTATTGAATTTGTTCTATACATTCACATTAAAAGGTGATGAACAACAACGATGGATGAATATTGCCGGACTTCGCTTTGCCTTACAAAAGATGCAAGCGAATGGTATGTTTGATAAAGCAGAAGGAGTAACACTTACTGCGTGGACTATTGAAAAGGCTAAAACTATTGCAGCTTCTATGTCCTCAGTAGTAAAAGCTCAAGTAGAATTTGAAAAGGCTAATCCACCCAAATAATTTATGCCAGATAGATATTCAATTAAAAAGAATAAAGAGAATGGATTATTTAATGTTTATTTTGGAACAATGTATTGTTTTACTTATGATACTTATCAAGAAGCAAAAGACCATATTCAAAATATGAAAAAACGATATAAAAATGAGTAAGACATATATCAATCAGTCATTAATAAAAAAGTTCTTCTACAAAGGAGAAAAACGTGATTACTGTGCTATGGCCATAAAGGCTAATACTATTGATAAAACAGTAAGTCGGGAATCACTATCAATGACATGTGGTAATTATTTTGAAACACAATGTCTGGGTGCTTCTATTGGTGGCAAGAAAACACTTGATTTGCCAAGAAAGAAACTTACTGCTAAGCAAATTCTTGCCGGTCAAACAATAGGTGATAAAAAAATTGATCAGATACGTATTGACCAGCAAGTGATGATGTTCAACAAACTCAAAACTGAATATCAGATACCAATAGAGAAAGAGATGAATACCCAAGTCGGTGTAAAGAAAATATGGAGTAAGAATGACAATATTATCTTACAAGGTGAGATTGATATATTCCCTGCTTCTATTGCATTACCGACACGTGGTTTACGACTTTGTGCTATTGATTTAAAGCTTACTGGTACATTCTCTGACTATGGTGAGTTCTGTTGGGGTTCTCCAACTAATTTAGACGGCATACAAGGCAAGATGTATCATGAGTTGATACGTGACATTGATTTGGACTTTAATATGCAGGAAAACCCTAATAGTACAATTCATCAAGTTTTTACTCCAACAGTAAGAAACATATTAAAGAACAACGATCCTTTATTCTTCTTTTGGGTATTCAATTATAAAGAAGCAATAAACAATAAATTTATTGAAGTAGAATATAACAAACTTGCTCAGGCAGAACTTCATGAATCTATCCGTAGAACTGTAGAAGAATTGAATAAGAATGAACGTGATAACTGGCAAGGTATGGTTCCTAATATTGATAACTGTAGCCAATGCGCGTTGCTATCTTGTCCTTCCCGAACAGAGAAAAAAAAAGAAATAGAAGAACAACAAAATTTCGAAGTCATTTAATGAGTAACGAAAATATCAAATCAGCTATGAATACCTACAATAATGCAATGTTGCTGCGTAGGTATTTGTTGTCTGACTATATCAAATCAAGAATAGATACAAAAGAGCTTATAAAGGGCATTCAAATGTGTGAAATACTTATTATTACTAATGCATTAATTATAAATAAAAATGGCCGGATGGACGAAAGCAGATAGAGCAAAGTTTCTTGAACGATGTGATTCAAGAAAGAATATAATGCCACAAGAAGTAATATCAACACAAGGTAGTCTTTTTGAAGAAGTCATTGAAACAGACAGTGTAAATCCTCGATATCAGAAATTACGATTAGTATTACTCTATCCGGAACTTGATACAAATGAAAAAGGTAATCCTATTCCTAAGCAATCAGCGCGTTTTATGGTTACCCGTTATAGTAATGGACCCAAGAAAGGAGAAATCCTTGTTTATCCAAATAAGCATACCGGTAAGCCTGATGTACTTATTAAATCATATCAAGATGCACGTATCACCAATACAGTAAAAGCATTACAATTACAAGTATTGAAGCAACTTGGAGAAATATCATTTACTAAGTTTCGTGGTGCTGTATTTGTTACTCGTCTTGAATTTATATTTAAAGTATCTGATTCGGCACCTAAGTACATGAAAGATGATCTTACTGCCGGTACTAAGATTTACTTTAAAGATACGGCTCCCGATTTAGATAACCTTGAAAAGATGATATGGGATGCTATGCAAGCTGAAAAGGCTGAGAAAGATGTAAAGAATGCTCTTGTAGGTCTTGTGTATGATAATGATGCACAGATAGTATCTAAGAATGGTATTTTTAAACGCTGGGGTCTTAGGCCAGGCGTCATCGTAGAAATGGAAGGCCCAATTTAATAAATATTGTATGATTGAAATTAAAAAAGGAATTGTATTTACTGATGAAAAAAAGGATATACAATATACTATTTCCTTAGTAACTAAAACAATTGTTCAAGTTACATATGAAGGAGAAATGGTTGAATTTACAAGAGAAGAATTTGAAAGTATAAATAAGTTATCACGATTTGAAACAGTGAAAAATGATAAAAAGAAAAGAGCTAACTAACTACACTAATTCCATAAAGGAAAACATATTTGAAATATACGATAATAAAAAGCATCGGTTATCAAATGAATATTTATCATTAGATGCTATTAAAAGTCTTTGTGATTGTTCTCTTGCTAAACGTAAAGGTAAAGAAGCTAATTTTAAATCATTTGGATTAAGTAATAATGCCGTTGAACAATACTATGATTATAACTTTGAGGTATTCATAAAGGATAGTGTTGAATATTATCTTGCAATGGCCTATATTCAACTAATTGCTTATGGTTGGATACATGGTATGGAAATAAGTTTTGAACGCTCTAAATCGATTGATTTCATCCGTTTTAATTCAGCAGATTGTATTACTATAATAGTATCTGAACTACAGTTTGAAGAACATCCAAAAATGGAAAAGATAATTAATCAAATGCTATTTCTTATTGAACTTCTTTGTCGACAATGGAAAATTGATTTACATTCTATAGTAGACCAAACAATAAAATATATTCAAGTAAATAATAAATACAAAATACATGAAGTATGATTCCAACAAAATTTTATACTAAAGCAGAAGTTGCTGAAAAAGAATCAAGAGTAGAAGCATTGATATATCTTGTTCATCAGCTTGCGGACATACAAGAAGGATATATTCTTGATGCAATGGAAATACTGAAAGATGTAGGTGATTACCGGTTCCGTATAAAACAAGATATTGATAAGTTGAAACACCTTACCGGAACACTTCGAGAAGAAGTATGGAAACGAAACAAAGATAATATTTCTGCTGTCGTATTATTTGGAGAAGAAAGTGAATCACTCAAAAACGTAATTGAGAATTTCTTCTTTAATCTTGATCTTAATGAAATGGTTCCGGCATGTACTGACACAAATGACATTTATCATGAAAAACATAACTAATCTAGCAAAGCAATATGCTACTGAAATACTAAAGAGTAATTCTTTTGATAGTATTCATAGTTTTATTGAAAATGGATATATCAATGGATTTAATAAATGTGATGAATTTATTGATATGACATTATTAAAGCATCCAATGAATACTGATATCATAGTAAAAACCCATAAAGGGAGTACTTACTTTGGTAAATTCATTTTAATATATGATAATGTTCTATTTCGACCAGACCTTACTAAAGGTGATGAAGATTTAAAATTTGAATATATAAAAGAATGGAAAAACGTAATTAATAAATAAGTAATATGACAATAGATAATTCAAACAATTGGATAATAATGACAACTGAACATGTTGTTTTATTTCAAGGGTCAAAAGAAATGATACAAACAACTTGGGACTGCAATACTCGTACATTAGAGGACTTACAAAGTGAGTATCGACATCTTTATACTGCAGAAGTAATGAAGAAGATTTATGAAGAAGAACAGATTGATTACAAAGGAGAATTATTATTAATGGAAATACATAACAGCTTAGTCAATGATTAAAGTAAGAGATATCACCGAAGCAAAAGCAATTGATTTGTTTACTTCTCAGTTTGGAAATGATGTTCTTTCTCGTTTTGATAAATTCAAAGAAGAAGTAAAAGAATTATATGAAGCATTTGATGAATATGAAACATATATTGCTAATGATGTTGTAATGCCACCAGAAGCATTAGAACACCTATTAGACGAGTTTTCTGACGTTCAAGGTACGTTTACTCATCTATCTAGTTTATTTGGCTTATATCAACAAGAAATGCTTCATAACTGTATAGACAAAGTAACAGGTAGAATGATTGATCCAAACTATAAAAGAAAATAATATGTCAACACTAGACGAAAAAGCAAAAGAAAATCAATATCCATACAATTATCCTAAATTTGGAATGTGGGCTGTTGAAATAACAGAATATATAAGTCGTAATTGGTTTAAAAAAGGTTATGAGTTATGCAAAAAGGAATTTGAAGATAAGCTTCAATGGATTTCAGTTGATGAAAAAGAACCTGAATGTACTATTGAAGATGAAGGCATTTATTGGTCGGAATATCTTGAAATAAAAGTCAAAGGTTATAATCATCCTTTCATTGGTTATTATGTAAAAGCAAATGACGATCAGTTCTTTGATTTTATTCATAAAACAGTTGATGAAGGAATTAAACAAGAAGATATTACTCATTATCGTTTCATACCTTAAAAATATAAATTTGTATATAATAATTCTATCTTTTTATATACATTTGTACGTGTTATTTAAAAAGTGAGATTTTTGCAATTTTAGTTAGATTTTTTATACGTCAAAGAGACAGAATGCTGTGAAGTATGTAAAGCTCAAAAAGAAAGCCATCTTTCCTATTCGTAGGTTAGATGGCTTATTTTTTTAATTCAATTTTTCAAGATCGTCAACTTCTTTTTGTAATCGCTTAGCTCGTTTATCAGCAACTTCTTGATAGTGTTCTTTCAGTTCCTGAGCATTCATATCATTTATTTTCTTACGTGCTGTCCAGTCTTGAAGCATGTTGTCATTATCTCCTAATAACTCCATAAACCATATAGCATCATATACTGGTCCAGTATAAGCAAATAAACGCGTCCACTTCTTTTGTCCTGTCATAAGCCCCATGATGTTGTCTATAAGGCCTGACATTGGAACAATATTACTCTTTATGGAGTCATAGTTCGAATAAGAAAGAAGTTCGCTATAAAGCCATGAAAGTTTGTCCTTATCTCTGTCACTCATTCCATTTGCTGCAAGCATGTTTATACCTACTAAAATAGAAGTAAAGAAAGTAGCACTAATCATTGACCGGGCAAGATTGTATTTTGTCATTGGGTCCATCTCTTCCAAATCAGAAAACTTCATATCCTTAGTACGAACAACTTTTACTACATCAGAAAGATAGTTCCACATAGAAGCAAGTGTTCCCTCTATCATAATTTGTTTCTTGATAGTTTCCCATTCATTATTTTCATTCAGTTCTGCAGTAACGTCGGCACCATAAGATGTCATTCTTCTACTACCAACTAAATTGAATATCTTCCCTGGCAAGAAAGTACGGAACTGAGTAAAGATACGACCCGAGAATGTATTCCCTAAAAGCATCTTTTGATATTCATCCATAGCACCAATAATATACTTGTCAGCATACCATTTGAAACGAGTGTTTACTTCTTCAAAATCATAACCCACTTCCATATTTTCAGTATCTTTTATGATACCTTGGTCAATCATCTGTTTTGTCTTTCTATCCCAGATAGCTTGTTCTTTACCACTGATCATTTTACCCTCTTTATCAAAGTAACGAGTATCTTTCAACTTATCATATTTCAATGTATCAGTTGTCTTATCATAGGTATGAGCTTCATAAGAACCATCATGTATCATAAATCCGACCATGGTAGTTAGTCTGGCCGCGATATCAGAATAGTAATTACCAATATGTGCCAGTTGTGATTGGAAAACGTTCTTATCAATATTTGTTGTAAAAAATGACTCAATAGCTTCCATCTCACTACCATTTACTAAACCAAACTTCTTACCTAGCGCCATAACTTTTTTATGGTTCATAGCAAGTTCAAGATTTGCTTTAGTCATATCTTCTGGAGTAGGAAAGTTCAATCGTTTATTTTCATCAGTAAACATATTAGCAGCCTTAGTAGACAATGCTTCTATGATTTGTGACTGAGTATTGAAATAAGCTGAACGTACCCATACAAGTGGACGATAACCAAGAGCCATGAAAGAATAAGCATTAGTGATATTCTTTACAATAGCTGCAGTCTTATCAGTAGGATCATCTTGTGACTTTCCTTTGATAATTCTGTCAGAATATTCTTTCAAAAATTCATTAGTATATTTCGTTTGAATGTTATACTCTTCTTTTAATATCTGATTCCATTGAATAGCTTTATTCATGGCAGGGATCATTCTATTCTCAATCTCAATAGTACGAATGCTATCATCTACAAACATGCTAAATACATATTCTAAGTTCATAGTCTTTTTACCATAGAATTTCAAATCACCTTTGTATCTATTAGGTGTAGTACTGTCTGTTGGCATAAGTCCCATACGTATCATCTGTTGCTGTATAGACTGCTGAGATCGAAACCGTGAGTTCATATGTTGATAATTATCTGAAATCAAATCATTATCAATAGTCACATCTTCTATTCCGGACATAAACTCAGAAATAGCTATTTGATCCCACCCTTTACGAACCATCTCTTTGTATTTCTTGTCGCGGAATAACTCTTGTTTAGTCTTTTCCAAAACAGGAATATGCCCTGGAACCATTTTACTCAATAACTCATTACGCAACTCTTCTTCTTTCTTTGGCGTTGACCGGCGCGAGTTATCATGCATTGCATTGGCAAGGTAACGTTCTTTTACTGTTTCAAGAATAAGGTCGGCCAGAGCAATATCTTCTGTAGTAAGTCCGGCTTTCTTAGCTTCTTCGACATTGTAAGATCCATACAATTGATTATTGAGAATGATAGGAACAATATCACCTTTCTTATTCTTATCACTATCCTCAGTAAGCAATAACTCTCCTTTCTTGAATAAGTGACCAAATACTTTCTCGGGTTGATTACCGAGGATGTTTAATGACATACCACGCGATTCAAGTGATTTTGTCAGTGCATCATTAAACTTTGCTTTATAGTCATTCAATTGATTGACAATAATAGATTTTGTTGCTTCGGCTTCTACAGAATAGTATTGAAGGATATCAGATTTAATATTGTGGATATTAGTAAACTTCAACCAAGTCTTATTGATATCTTTTACTTGTCCGTTATTGATACCTACACCTTGTTTGAACCATACAAGATACTGAGTAATCAATTTGTGTTCCGGATTGTTTATCCAATTCTTGTCTTTTATCTCTATTGCCCGGGCACGATCGCTAAGTAGTTTGAAATGTTCATAACTGTTGAAGTTATCAGTCATAGCATTTTTCTGTACTTCATCCATATTCAATGATTGATAGTAAGCAGCATAATACGTTTCTAGCTTATCTCTCCAACTCTGGTATATACTATCCTCATTCCATGCTTTATCATCGCTTAAAAGCTCTTGAAACCATTTATACGATAATGATTTTTCATCCATGACAGCTTGTACTGATGGAAGAGTAAATAAATCTCTACCATTGGCCATTGCTTGATGAAGAGTAGAAAGCATACGTGGTTGAATAGAAGTACCATTAAAACCAATAACACCATAGCGACGTAAGGTAAGTTTCTTATTATTCTCTTGAGCAAGTTTATTCATGCCGGCAATAGTCACTCCGAGTAATACTTGTCGTATATCTCCCTGACTATTGCTCATATTAAACTTACGACCTTTTTCTGATTTGTCATTACCTAAGTTTGAAGCAAGTGATTTCTTATGTGAATCCATAAGGTTATCTTGAAACCCAAGAACGGAACCGGTTAAGTCAATAAGTGATACATCAACTTTGCTGTCAGACATAGTATGTACTATCACAATAGGATTAAAACCAACAATAGCATCATTGTATAATGGTGCCAGCGCTTGTACGTTTGTCATATCCCGATAGTTCATAACAGTAGTCATAGGTTCGTTTATACCAAGCAATTTAATAGAACGAACAATGTTCTCAACTACTGTATCAGAGAAACCATATTCAGAGAAAGTATCTTGAATAAGTGTTTCAAGTGGAACAGAAGTATCTGAGATATGCTTATTAAGTATTTCGACAATATTGTTGTTGAATGAGTTCATCATCTGCTGACGACGTACTAGCATTTCATTCTTTATACTGGCCATAACTTCATTGTCCGGCATACTATTAGGATAACTATACATCTTACCATAGTCAACATAGATACGATCCTTATCTCTTTGCCAAAGGTTCGCAAATATGTTTTCAACCATCTTTTCTTTTGCTTCCGGATTTTCAAAGTTAAGTTGTCCGTACTCTTCATTGTTGATAAGGAATGGAACTACCTCAGCGACATTCTCAATAGGCTTAAATCCTATATCAGCTTCATAGAAACCATCACTATAATAGTTCTTCAATAACTGTTCTACCTCTACCGGCCCAAAATCAATAATCTTTCTACCATTAAGAATATCTTCTGTCAATGCATTGAAAATGTCATTCAATGTACCTTTCTCAAAGTTTACATTATCAAGTGCTGAGTTAGCAGTTATTTTACCAGATACTAGATTACCTATTGAAGAGAATAAGCTACTGACAATATCATATACTTTTCTGAATATATCTTTTGATCGAATAGAAGATACATAGCGATTGTTACGAGCAAGAAACTTGTTTACTTCTTTCTGTGAAGTCATACCACTTACTGCAGCAGCATATTCATAGAGTTGATGAACCTCGTCAAGCTGCCAATACTTTTTGCGTATCGAGTCCATGATTTCTTTATTGTCTGCAATTGAATCACGTACTTTACTCATAAACTGATTGTACTTATATCCATCAGTCATTTCAAGAACGTGAATCCATACGTGTGTAAGCTCATGAATAGGAGTATCAACATTCATTGATTGAGTATTCAAGTGTATTCCGGTAGCATCTACCCACGCGCGATCAGTAGCATGTTCGGTATTACGTGTTGTCTCAAAACTTTCAACTTGTATTTTAAATCCCGGTACCGCTTTCTCCAATGAATGAATAAACGAATTAGTCTTTTCTGCTGTTGCAATAAACTCTTTACGTAGCTTGTAGTCTTTAATACCTTCCGTTTCTGCCACTTTCTCCCCTATCTGAATAGATTTACCCGACTTAGTGATAATGTTGTCATTTTCGTCAAGTATGTAATCATTTTCTGATATAGTATTCTTAGCAACAAATTTTTTGAATCCAGTAATATCTAATTCAGAACCTAATTGATATACATCATTCTTAGTATATATAGATAAAACTTGATTACCCGCATCTAATCCAACAACAGTATCACTATTATCAATTAATTTATCAATATCTATATTTTTATTTACCCATAAATTTTCTCTTTCAGTTTCTCTTCCGCTTTTATCTATAAGTTCAGCATCTAATTCAATATTGTATTTCCTTAAATCAAGTACATTGTTTGAATTTATGATAAATGGTTTTACATTTTTACCAAATACTTTAGCATAATTTTCATCCGGTGTAAAGTATTTCCCATTTTTATTATTTTCGTTTTCACCTCTAAATAATATTTCTTTGTTTTTGCTATCAGGGAATATACTTTCAATATATTTTGAATATTGTTGCTTAGTTCCAATAGTACTAAGTTTATCATTATCATTAAATAATTGATCAACTCCATTTTTAATCTTAGTTGTATCTTGACCACTGAGAACAGAAAACTTTTCAGTAAACATATTCGCGCGATACTTCACTGCTTTATCTACACCATAGCGTTCCACTAACTGCTGGTATATTAAAGATGGATTCCCATCAGCCGTTAAGCTGACAGGATTACCATTGTTCTTTGCATAGATAGTATGTGCTTTACCATCTCCGACGATTGCTGATAAGGCTTTGTATTCCTTATCATTTTTGTTAGGACATTTACTCATAGAATTGATTATTTACATTTATTTTTTTCATCATTATTATCTGACTCATTATCTTGTGCCGGAGTACCAATAGCGGGTTCACCTTCTGCAACTTCTTTCTTGCTATCTTTCTTTGCTATCTCACTATCGAATAGTTCAAGTGATCCTTCCAATGTATTCAACATTTCAGAACGTTTGCTTTCTGTTGCTTTCATCTCAGCACGTACTGCCGGATTAATCATTTCAACAATAGCACTACGAGCAACCTTTCCATAAGTAGTAATCCCTACTGACATATCTTCAACTTCTTTATTGAAAGTAGTTTTCTGATTAGCTAAGAAATCAGTTGATGAAATCTTACTAGTAAGTTGTTCCACCATGTTCTTTCCTTGACTACTGATATAAGCCAATGCACGTGCTTGTACTAATGCTTTTACTATCAATGATTGTTTGAAATTGAGTTGTGCCATAGCAATCTTTATTTGCTTAATCTCATTGGCATTCTTCTCAGTTTCCACAACTTGAACATCATCAACTAAATTACGAATATATTTATTGATTTTGTTTCTTCTGTGTTCTTCATTTTGATAGTTCTTCAAGTCCCAAGGAAAGTTCTTTGTCTTTTCTCCGATAGTACTTAATACTTTGTATTTGTAAGCATCAAGAACCTCATTGATAGAATTGAATTTGTTCTTATTGTCAAAAATTGATATACGAGTTTCAACACCATCATTTGTAAGAGTATTTATGTTCAACTGACTTAAGAACATATTCCCTTTTACTTTGTATTCCATTGGTTTTGTAACTTCATTCTCAGTAAGTGAAGTAGCATTCGGATCAAAAATAGAATGTTGTAATGTTCCCTCCTTAAGTTGAATCCTATTGTTACGTTTCTGAGTATCCATTTCCTTTTGTTCCATACGATAAGTGATATCTGAATCGTTAGCAAGACGATATTCAAAATTAGTTCCTTTTACTTTAATAACACGTATTAATTTTCCACTTCTTGTATATAGAAATTGTCCTTCCGATACCCATGCACGTGAACCTTGATGTAATATCAAATCATTATTATCCCGATTAGCAAGACTAAGATTGTATTCTTCTTCCGGTGTAGTCTGAAATGAGCGTAATTCAGAAGTCATATTCTCTCCGGCCATAGTAGACATACCTAAAGAAGTAATGTTTCCAAATACTTCATAAGCATTGTTATCATTCAGTTTTAAATTTATTCTATGTCCGGTGTTTACTTTCTCACCATCTATAGTTTTTGTCTCAAACTGATAAGCATACTTAGGACTATTTTCATTTACTACTGCTTTTGGACTTAGATATTGTGCAAACTCAGGTTGTAATCCAAGATAGTCATAGATACGCTCACGAATGTCTGAATTGAATGTAACGGACTTTCTGTACTTATTTGGTACAAGACTATCAAGACCAAGAGAAGAGCGCAATTCGGCGTATGTATCGTTATACACTTTGCTTATTGGTCCTTTGTAGAAATCTACACCTATCACTTGAAGTAAACCACCTTGACGATATGACATTCTATTGGCAATAATCTCATAGTTGATAAGCATTTCTTTATATTCTTTTGGAAGAGAATTAAAGTAGTCTTTCAACTGAGCAACGCGCTGTTCTGTCATTTCTTTAGTATTGACATCAAGTAATAATTTCACATCAAACTTACCACCAATAGTAAATAGTTTGATAAGAGGATTAACTGCAAATCTTATCCATTCTTCTGCCGGCAACTCACTTTGTACTGTCTTATTCAAATAATCAATATTATCAGAATGCTCAACAATATCCATCATAAATTGAGGAAAGTTCTTTACAAATGATTGTCTATCAAAAAGACTTGATAAATCCAAGTTCTGTGATGGGTTTTCATAAGTATTACCAACAGCTTGATAGATATACTGACCTTTCATGATAGCACTTTCTCCAATGGTAGCATAGTACTTGTCAAGCATAATATCGTTTATCGCGGTACTTACTGCAGCGACTTCACCACCGAAGTTCAGTGTTGTTCTATTCTGTAATTTCAAGAATGATTTTACAACATCTTTTTCAATAGCTTCATTATCGGCCATAAATGACTGTTTAGTGATAAGTTCTTGACGATACAGTTCTTGCAAGATATAATCAATCTGAGGTAAGTTCTTGATAAGTTTACCCATATTAATTTCATTAGCTACCAATTGTTCTTGGGAGAACATAAAAGCTTTTTTCTTTTCATCTTGTTCTTTATTGTAAGCATCATTGTTTATGGTATAGTAAGCCATATGTTTAGCAACATTCATATCACTTGCCGGATTAGAATTGTATTCTTGCAATGACATACCAATAGTTTGTTGTACGGTATTAATCATTGTTCTGAAATCCTTATCCAATGAAGGAATACCATTACGCATTCCCATGATAGTAGAAAGACGATACAAAGCATCTGCGGTAACACTAAGCTTAGGAACCATTTTCATGTAACGTAAACCTTGTATGTCGGTCCTGGCAATATTTATGTTTGCACGAGAACGCACCATTAGTTTTAATTCATTAGCAACTTCTGTAGAAATGCTATCCAAGTCTTTAATATCAAAATTCGATACATCAGTTTTATCAAAAACAATTTTATTGTTCTTATAAGTAAATAGGTTTTCATCATCAAATCCATTATCTTTTTTCCATTGTTGAAGTAATTGTTCTTTATCTGATCCAGTAAAGTCATAAGGACTATTTTTGAATGCTTCTTTATTGTTTTTATAATATGAAGTAAGTTCTTTCATTAGAAGATCATCAATAGACTGTTGTAATAATACATCAGTTGTTTCAAGTTCTAATGAATACTTTTCTGTATCATGAACATTACTTTTCCATGATAGTCCTTTTGATTCTAACCATTGAGATACATTGGTATTATTGAAATGTTCAATACGAGAAGCTATTTTATCCACTTCTGTTGAGGCCATCTTCCAAAGATTGAAGTCAGCACTCTTAGTCATTATAGAAGTCTTACCAGAGTAAGTATGGAATAGATTACGTATATTCTTGTTATTAAAGAAATCATACACTTCACTATTATTCATACCATTCAATTTCAGTACTGCAAGAATATTGATACCAACCGGACTAATTGCGTAGTTCGCGAATGTATTGTTCTTGGCATTATCCAATGCTCCTTGTCCCCATGTTCCTAGTTCAATAACAAAACCATTCAGACCGGTCTTGATTTTACCTTTAGGTGCATTCTCATTGATAAAGTTTTGTATTCCAGAATGGGTACCAGTTTCTACAAACTTATTTACTGAGCTTGAAATAATAATGGACGATACTGTCAATGAATTAGCAAGAATACCAATAGCATCAGCACCGGCTTTATTTCTTGAATACGATTCATAGATAGAACGAATAGAGTTGTTCTGTAAATTATCTACTAATTTTTCTTTCTGTTTCATCACTTCATTAATCTTATCTAATGAAGAGGTAAGGAATAAAGACTCTTGATTGCCACTATGAAGCGTAATAGTGTTACGTAAGGCATTCATTTTGTTTCTATGACCATCTGCACCTTTTTGAATAATATGGCCTTTAGAATCAAGAGAATTAGAATACATTGTCAATGCATCAATATCATAATCGGAGTCATTACGTAATGTCATACCCGTTGGGATATAAACCACGTTACCACCATTATGAAACATTGCTGTTTTGAACACACCACCCGATCCTAAGAACGTTGCCGGAACACGTGATAAGAATGAAGTATTTGATTCTTCAAAATCTTTCAATAATTGTTGTGCTTCAGTAAGAATTTGTTCGAGTATTTCACCACTACCCATTAATGCAGCAATTACTTTGTCTGGATTAGCCAGGTCAGTAGATTGCAGTTCCATTGAATTGATAGCTTCTAAGATTGATTCATTAGTAGCATTTACTTCTGATTGTAATTCCTCAGTAGTCATTTCTCTAGTACTATCAATCAAGTTAGCAATACGTTTACTGATAAAACGCTTTCCATCATTATCAACAGAAGGATTTATAAGTTCATCAACATACGTTTCTATTTTCAAGTTTTTGATAGCTTTACGTATCATTGGTGAGTCTACAAATGCACTCCATTGATTCAATGACATATCAGCATCCTCAGATAGACCGGCCATTAATTTATCATATAAATTAGAACTGTCCAATGCAATTCTTTCAGTACCCAAATTGATATGTTGAATGTCTATCAATGATTCATTACTTCTATGACCATATACTTTAGCATATACATTTGGCATGGAGATATGACCAACAGTAGTTTTACCATTTACGATATTCATATCTTGTAATCGTTGCATAGTAAATCCTGCAGCAGCGAGTTCTTGATTCATAGCATCACTATTATATTCATCAAATGAATAGTCACGATAATTTGTACCGGGTCTTAATTCATTAATAGCATCATTACGAGAATATATCTTACCATCACGTACAAACTCTTCTAAGTACTCTCCAACAGTTTGTGTAAGACGAATACCTTTTGTTCTTGCTTGAATAGATTGATTGGCCATGTTACGGTATGACTGTAGTACTTTAGAACGCATCATAGGCAATTGCATAGAAACATCCATATCACTGAATAATTCAATGAATGCCATATCTTGTCCAGAAGTACGCAAGCTATTTACTACACGATCACGCATAAAGTCCATCAATTGTTTTATTGCTGGATCAATTTCTGATTTTTGTTGTTCGGTAAGTGTAGAAACATCATACTTAGACCAATCAATATTTTTGAATTGTTTTGCAGCTTCTACTTCTCCATACTTAGATATTGATTCTTCAAGTTCTTTACGTAATGCTGTTTGAAGTCCTTGTTTGTTCTCCATATAAGCACTGTAAAGACTTGATATCTCAGGATTATTACTAACACCTAAACCGGTAGCATCTTGTTGTGATGGTGCTGCCTGCAGTTTTGCATTGATATCAGTATCTTGTGATGGATTCATTACTATCTTAGTCTTGGTATTATCCACAACATCCATGTTTAATGGCTGACTGTAATCAACGTCATTTAAGGCATCGTAAGTATTGACTGAGGTAACTGAACCTTTCTGTGTAGATACTGGCGCCATGAAAGCCACAATGCTATTGTACATGTGTCCGGCACGTTCTATACCATCAGGATTAATAGTTATTCTATCTTGATAGTATTGTTGGTTATCTATCCAGTTCATCATATCTACAATGATGTCATTAAACTCTTTTTGATTGTTTTTATCATCATACAATTCTTTGAACTTATCAGTAAATGAAAGTTTGTTTTCATTAAATGATTCTTCACCAACCCTAGCAACTAACTGACGATCTGTTTCAGCAAGCATACGCATAAACATATTTCGGTAGTAGGTATGTTGCATATCAAAACCAGTAATGACTTTATCCCCACGTTTAATCTGTGAGTAAGTACCATCAGCTCTTCGAAAGTTAGTAAGACCTTTATACATGGAAGCATTACCAATTACTGTTTTAGTACCACCAATAGAGTTTAAGGTCTGCAAGTAATGGAATGGATTAATAGTTATCTGACCATCTTCCGGTTTCATCATATTACCATTATTTGCCAATACTTTTTGACCATCAATTTCTTGATAAGTATTACCACCATCAACCATATTATCCCTATAGAATACAATAGGACTTTCTGTAGTCAATGTAGGTGTATGTAATTGATATCTTACATTATTCTGTACAACTTCTTTCGTTCCTTGGGTAAGTACACTTTGTGCCGGTGTATGAATAGGACCATTACGTTTTACCTTATCAAGATAGTTCTTGAAAGAGAATGGATTCAATGAAAAATCATCAATATGATTATTGGCAAACATAGTAGCCATATAGAAACCAAACATAGGTTGATTAAAACGTATCTCTGATTTTTCAAGTTGTTGATAATACGGATTCTTATCAGTAGTATTTGTTGGGTTTTTATCACCAATAGTATTTTTGGTAAGATTATTCATTGACTGAACCGGTTTAAAACCATAGTTCGCAATCATATCAGTAAACTTAGCAAAGTCATTTTCAAATAACCGCATGATAGCTCTTTCCAATTTAGGAAGACTTTCTACTTTTCCACTCTTTACATCATTAGTAAGACTTCTAATCTTTTCAATTTTTGATTGTTTATTAATCATATTGAATTGATCTATTTTACCGGTTACTGCATTACCTGGTATAATGACATCAATACCATCAACTGTTTCATAAGAAAGTTCATAACTTCCTTTACCGCTTAAATCTTTAGTAAGAGAAGTTGCATCAAACATATTACGTAATTGGTCAAAAGTACCATTTGCTTGAGCTTCTTTGGAAACATCAATCATCTGTTTACGTAATCCTTTGGTAAAATGAGCTTCATTATTTTCTGCCGGTGCATTCAAGAACTTCGTTTTGGTAGATAATGATTTGTTTATCTCCATAAGTGCGTTGTTCAGATTTGAACGTGAAGTATTAATACGTTTTTTGATTTTATCGTATTCACGTAATACTTCTGTTCCGGCAACTGAATAATCAATATTAAAACCATTATCGGTATTGATAAGTGTTGACTCTACTTTGGCAAAGATTATTTTACCAGTATCCGATACTGTTGTAGTAGGAACATAAATAACCGGCCGAGCTTTTGATTTTACCATTTCTTGCATAAACATGTTGATACTCGTGTCAATGAAGTCAGAAGTATCAATTTTTGTTTTTCCAATAGAAGTAAATCCAAGTGAACGGTTTTCTCCGATACTTTCTATAAAGCCAGTAATCTTAGTTGTATCTGTAGGGTCTTGTTTAAAGGCATCAAACTCTTCATTGAGTGTAGTCTTTAAAGCAACTGAATAAGTGGCTGTACCCTTAGCTGTGTAACGATGGGTATCATTTGTTTGTCCACCTAGTTTCTGCTGTATAGAAGCAATCATATTTGATGATACAAACATATCTTCCGGAGTAACATATCTCATAGAAGATACATCATTAGTTATCTCTTCATTTTCTACAATGTCAGGTTGTACTTCAAAAGTAATAAGGTTCTTTGGTGTTGTTCTATTTAGGAAGCCAAGAACTATATCACTTCCGGTAATACTCTGGATGCGTGTCAATGGTGATAAACTTTCTTTTGTATTATATCGAATATGATTTAATAGGTTACGTTGTATGATAACTTTCTTAGCCGGTTTATTAATGTCCTCATTAGCTTTTAAAGTTTCTTCTGTATAGTTTTTAGAATATTGATTATACAATGTAATCATGGCACCTAAATAATCAGCCATAAAATCTGATGGAGTAGCATAATTGGCTTGTATCTCAGAATTGAAATTACTTACATATCCAATCTTATTAATAGTTTTCATATTATCAGTAACCTCTGACCAACTATTAGCAACCATAAGACTCTTGAACATGGCCGGAGTAACACCTTTTAATGCAAACTGTCCTTTGATACGATTAAAGATGTCTACTATATGCGCGTATTCTCCTTTGGTATTAAGCATATCAGTAGAGAAAGGTGACATAGTAGTATTACCAAACTTTTTAGATGTAGCAATAACACCTTCTTTATTTGCAAATTTGAATCTACCATTTTCGTATTTTAAGAAACTAGTTTTATTAGTAACATTATTATACCGGCTTACCTTAATATCAGTATAGTCAATAGACATATTTTCTTTAAAGAATGATATTGAATTTGTGTTCAACTCACCATTCAAAATCTTATATCCTTGAATACGTTTAATCTCTTCGGCGGTACCTCTCCAAAAGTCTTTATAGTAATGAGTAGACTTCATAGTATCATCATAGTAAGTGAACTTAACCTGGTCTTTTACATTGAAAGAAGTATATACACTTACCAATGAATTTAAAAGGTCTTTAGCCTGTTCTATCTTACGTTTTTGATCTTCTTGTTTAGCATCCCATGACCATGTAGCATCAGAGTTCTGCGCTCCTACTTCTTGTTTCCATTCTTGTTCATTTTGATAAGAACGTTCAAGTAGTCCTTTATAACGACCATCATAGTTTTCTTCTGAGATATAATGATTAGAATAGTCAAGTGAGAAATCAGTTCCTTTACCTTTTGCTTCAAACATGTAGTTGTACATGCTATGAATTACTTCGGCTGCCGGATTCAAATATCTGTTTGATTCATCAATTTCAGAATTATCAATGAATCCTTCCATAATAGATTTTAATGCAGATACTTTATCAGTAACACCATCCATTTGACTTACTCGCATACCAAGGTCTATCATCAATGAATGAACTTGTTTCTGATCTAAGAACTTTACTTTTCCGCGGGCATCAAATACAGCACTACCATTTGTATTGATAAGTGGTATAGAACTAAGATATAGTTTTTGTATATCGGAAACATTCTGTTCAGAAGAATAACCATCCCAATCAAAACGTTCACCGGCACCCACTTCTTTTTCAAATGAGTCATTCATCATATCATATGATGGAAGCATAGTCTGCACAATCATTCTAATATTTTTATCAGAATAGATTTTGTATGCATCAATACTATTCCGGCCATTGATATCAGAAAGTTTAATATTCAAAGGTTCTCCATTCTCAACAATATCTTTTACTGCCATTTCATTTTCTTCAAGTTCTCCTTGTTCATTTTGAGTAATAACAGTGGCCATAGTTTCACCATACAATTCTTGATATTCTTTTCCTTCTTCAATAATAGAATTAATACTTTCCGATAATGAATTAATATTACTGTTTTTTGTATTGGAGAAAATAGAGTTTTGAAGTATAGACATTCTTAGTCCGGACTTAGCAATAACTAATGATTCAGTATTGTAAAGTTCTTTCTTTAATGCTTCTTCCATCTGACTGGCAATAAGTAATCGTTTGCTAGAACTTTCATTTGTTGATTGTACTGTTTCTTCAGAAGTAGTATCACTTTCATATTCTTCAAAAGCAATATCTGATTTTTCAGTATTCATTTCTGGAACCCTATTAGCAAACTCGCCATTGTTTATTTGATTGTATAAGTTCTTCAACTGTTTGTTTGAACCATATACACCGCGAAGTCCCATAACGATATCTTTCAAGAAACTCTTGAACTGATTGTATAAACGCAAAGCAATATTTACATTCTTGTCTTTAGTAGTCGCACGTTCTTGTTTTGCATAATCACGAGCAATCCATTCTTCAAGTTCTTTATCACCATTGATAGGTGTTCCTTGTTCATACTTGTTGATTACCTGGGCCGCTTGTAATAGCATTGCTTTAGCATCAGTATTTATGAAGTTACGATAGACAACATGTAATACTTCATGGTCAACTGTAGAACGTGGCATCATACCATTCTCTGCTGCTAATGTCATGATAGTATTATCTTGTACCATACCACTTGCAGTAAGACCATTTAAACGAATCTTTCCTTCTTGTGTAAGGAATAGTTCAGATTCAGTATAAGACTGTCCTAAACGTAAAGCAACACGGTCTATTGACTGTTGTATAGGTTCTACATCAGGAGAAGAGTATTGTGTTTCTTCAAGTCCTATATTTGGAAGTTTTTTCTTTCCCGGTTTATTTACTGGTGGAGTTGGTGAAGTTATTGGTTCTACTTTATCAAGACCTACATAGAATGATTTATTGTTTATGCCCAAAGCTTGTACATTAAGCATATCAATAGTTTCTTTACCACTAACATGAGTAGTATAAGTTTCATTGTTTAATGTCAAGAAATCATATAATCCGGACATAGCAAGATTATCTTTCTTAGAAAGAAAATCACTTAGTTCTTTATACTGTGAATCAAAACCACTATTACGATCTTTATCTGTCTTGAAAGAATCAAGATTGATATCCAAGAATGTTTTACTTTTTTGCTGAATCTTAATAAATGCAAAGATTGCTTTATCAGTTGCCTGAGTAGAGTTCTTTAAAGTAGAAAGGTTCGCGCGCAATAATTTATAAATAGTAGTTTTTGAGAATGCTGTTTGTTTGGCTTTCCACTTTTGTTCATCTGATAAAATAGTAGATGATAATATTTCTTGTGAAATAAAGTCCTCTTCTGCCTTAATACGTCCAATGATAGAATCCATAGAAGCATTTGCGCGCTGTTTAATGGTTTCATTCTTGCTAGTAATAGACTGGCTAAACTTAGGCATTTGTACTACTAAACGAATACTTTCATTACTATTTAATTGAACATTTAAACGTAATCTGCCATCAATATACAATGGAGTTATATCAGTTTGTGCGCCAGGGAAGTCTTTCAACAAATCAGTTACCGTTGTCAAATCACTTTCATTATTTGAATACTCTACTTTACGAATACCCATATCATGAAAATCAACATTTACCTTATCAGTAATACTTGCATGAGTATCATAGATAGACATGTTCATATCACGTTGTTTAATCAATTCAGATTGAACCGGTGCGAAAATAGGATTATTGATAACAGCATTCCATGCATCTACTAGTCGTTGTTTCTCAGTTTTCTGTTTTTCAAGTTCAGTTTCCTTTACATCAAATGAAGTATAAGAAATCTTACCACTTCCATCAATACTAATAACTGATGGTAGAGTCATAGAACCAATAGCATTGGAAAACTTACCACCATTTAATCCCGGAGTAGTAAATATGTCATTGATGATAGAATATACTGGTATATCCATTGCTTTTATAGATGTACCATTAGGATTTACTGAATGCTTTTTAATAATGGCATTTACATAATCCTCAGCAATAGTTCCCATAAAGATATCTTGAATGGCTTGTAACTGTTCTCCTACCAATCCTTTGTTAGTTGGATCAAAAGAAAGAACAATCATATCGTACTTTGCAGTCTTATTATCCTTATCCCATCCGGTAGTATTTTGTTTCTCAGCTTTTAATTGAAACAAATGTTTATACTGTGATAGGTTCGATATAAAGGCGTCATTTATTGCACGACGTAACTTACCATTCTCTTGACTTAAACTATCGCTAGCACCAACTAAAGTAGCACTGGTAGCCCAGAAAATATGTGACTTGTTTTTGTTCTTATCGAATATAGCAGTAGAGTTGTTCAAGAAGCGTTCACGCGATAACTGACTTACTTCATTTGGAACAACTGGTTTCACTTCTTCAATGATTGCAGTAGGTACCGAGAAATCTTCGTTATCTGAAAGTACTGTTGATACTGTTTGATTTTCGTCAGGGTATATACCGGTTATCTCATACTGAGTAGAGCCATCAGAGAATACAGATTCATTGATAGATAATAATTGAAATATGTCTTTTTCATTATTGTCATAATAACTTTCACCAACCTTTAATGCAGTTCCTTTATGTTCATAATCTTCAACAGAATTTTCTTCTACTAATGTAATAGGATTCTCTGTTGATTGACTTGTACGAAGAATACTTTCAAAACCCGTAATATGTTTGATAAGATTATCTTTAATTGAAATATTTGGATCAATAGTATTATTGAATTTTGTTTGACCATTCCAATTAATAGAAAGGACATCACGATTACCAACTTTCTTTATTTCCCAATCAGCATCTACTGTTGCAGTATCTATTAAATCACCATCAGCATTAAAGTAATTAATCTTTAATCCTACCTCTTTACCCGAAGTTTGATTCTGATTATTATTACTAGGGTTTGGAGTGGTCACTGTAGGGTTAGCAATAGGTGCTGTTGCCACTTTCTGTGCTTCCATACTCATACTATTCATATCAGTATTTAAACCCTGTAAACGCAATGTTTCAATAGCTCTGAATTTTTCCTTTTGTTGTAGCTGAATAGCATTCAATGCTTCTTCCGGTAAACCAGTAGATGCAGCAAGAGAACGGTCAACATTCAAAGAAGTATCACCAACCATACCATACCAAGAGCTAGAACGACCAATAGCAGTATAAAGTGCTGAGGCCATTAAACTTGTAGTAATAGGTTTTGCTATCTGACTACTATCAGACTGTCTGAATACAGCATAGATTTCTTTCTGACGTAATCCTTGCAGTAGTTTATTATCATTGACACCGCGACGTAAAGCAAAATAGATTTTATCCTTATTTGCTTCTATTTGTTTTTTAAGTGTATCATTGTCTTTAGTAAACGCATCCAGTGCATCCTGATCTAAGAAAATAGCTGCTCTATCCGGATTGGTAGCAAGACCATCTATGAACGAGTTCCATACATCCATGTGTGATGCAAAGAAACGCGCTCCTAATTTAGTCTTACCACTTATATCTTCTGTCACCTTATCAAACTTTACTATTCTACCAATGGCACCAATAGCCGGGCGACATGCTTCTGCAAGTTGACGAAGTAATGGAGAAGTAGCACTAAATTGTTCAGTAAGCATGTGCGTAGTCATTGTCTGCAACATCATCAAAGGATAATGACCTACAGAACCTGCATCACGCATTTGGAATACATCACCCATGAATACTAATTTGGCTTTTGTATTTACAAAATGTTCTTTGATAGCTTTCATTTCATTTTCAGAAACAAGTGATGCTTCATCAATAACATAAGTATTTCCTTCTGTAGTATTCATACTCTTCATTCCTTTGATAAAATCAGTATATGATATTACTGTTGGATTTTCAGCACCAAAAGATTGTTTATGTACCTTAGAAAGTTCTTCCGTAATACTTACTACTGTTAGTTTACCTACTGATGATTTCTTATCAGTACTATATCCATCAAGTCCGCGAAGTATTCTAAATGCTCTTCCTACAGTGAACTGAGTCTTTCCAGTACCATAATCTCCACCAATAGTCAATGCATTGCTTAGATAGCTTTCTATGAAGTGATGGCCACCCTTCTCAGTAGCTATTGAATGCATAGGTAAAAAGTAATTTGCAAATAACGACAAAGGACTTGTAAGCGTTTTATTGCTTAAAAGTCCAACTATTGAATTGATTGCAGCTTCTTGTTCTCCCGTTTCTAATGGTGTATTTGAC